AACACCTTTGTAAAAAAATAAAATATTTAGTTAGCAGATTCAACGGGTGTATCGCCAGGAATAATTGGCTCATCCTCGTCTGAATCATCTATATGATTTATTAGATGTACAACTGCATCACATGCATCCATAAAGTATTCAATATCAAAGTTAACTCCTCCCCATTTTGAATTTAACCAATCTGCACAATTTGTGGGGAGTGTATCTACTGTAGAATGAAGGCATGCAACAATTGCATCTATATGTACTTTTGTTGGACCCATATCATCCTCCTCTAATTCAGATTGTAAATATGCATGTATATCTAAAATAGTGTAGGATTGATTACAAGCAGTTTGAACTGCATCCAAAACTTTTTGAGACGAAATAGTTGACATTTTATGACTATAGAAAATTTTAAAAAAACTATATCAATTTTATGCAATTAATTCTTCATATGTTTTTGTATATTCAACAACTTCTACAGCTGTTTTAAGATCGTTATTTTCCTCTTCAGACTCCTCATGAATATCCACGTAATCAATATACGAAAACCACGAATGGCTATCTGAAAATGCAGCTAATGCATCATGTGTATAGTCCATAGGTTCAATATATTTACATAAAACACTTCCATGTGAATATACATTTATTCCGACGATTTCATAAGTTTCATCATACCATTCATTCACAATTGTTACAGAAGGATATTGTTTGGTAAGAAAGGTTAAAATTGCATCGGGTGTATTCCAAGGAGTTTGAAATTGTGCTGTAAATTGTGTATCTTCTACAACATAATCTATTTCTACTTCTCTGGCAGACCATTTGCATCCCCAATACTTGATGCACCAATCGTACCATCCTTCTTGCCATTCTTCTCCATGAATAAACGGGCAAGGATGGATCTTCTGAAAATCAAATGCGAGTTCATTCAGATATTGGAGGTCGTCTGCTGTTCCTAAAATTGTAAGACTGTTGTCGCACCAGTTTGGCATCTTATATATGTTCAATACGTCTATGAAAGGAATATTTATCAATTTTTTGAAAAAGTTGCAAACTACCTGCATCATAGACTACCTGTTGCATAAAGTATTGTCCATTCCAATAATTGAGAACGGCAGTGGTTAATGCCCCCAACATATAGAGAACAGATACTTGATGCATGGAAAGATAGGCACATACCAACGCAGCATGACTGGTACAACCAGGACTACGAATCCAAACATTCATTGTATGATTTACCTTCTTCTCCGTATTACGATGCAACCAGTTATTTCGTACCAGAAAGAGAAGGATATAATCAATTCCGCCAGGCAGTCCTGTTGTAAAAAATAAACTATATCCCAACAAGGTTCCTGCGGGTAAGACTCCTCCAATGGGTAAAGCAACTCCAATCATCAATATATGATGCAACCAATCATCCAATCTGAGTTTTTGAAAGTAATAAAGAATATGATACAGGTGAAGGGCAGTGCACAACTCTAACGCAGTGTAATTGGTAGGATAGGTATGAATTGATGAAAAGTTTGTAAGAGTCGTAATTACTTCCGATGCTGTGAAAGCAGTGATTGCCATATTATGAAGTGCATGCACTCCATAATAGCGCCCTTCTAAGCGAAGGCGTTGAAATAAGGAATCTAATCCGCAAAAGAATAAACAATATATAAAAATTATATACATATCTATTTCATCAATAGATTATTATATAAAATTGAAATCATATTTTTCATATTTAGAATTTAGTGAAGAGACTCATATATCTTCTAGACGTGACGCATATGCTTAAGGCAGGTGGTCATGATATTCATTTGCGAGGCGGGGCAGATGAAAAGAGTTACATACAACTCTAAGAGTAAAATACAAGAGTGCATATGTTGAATCATCTTGCACGGAATAAACAGACCTTCTGCGTCGCTATCTCCCACACCGCCAATAAAGTGCACCGTAGGTGAGGTAGTGAGGTTGGAGGACTGTCCGTGTTAAGTGATAAAATAAATTGTGCTTAAGTGTAATACTCTTTATATGAAAATTCTACGTATTAATGAAAAGGTAAATCTAAACACTTGCCCAAGTAACTCCTCCTTAATCGGATGGGAACCGGATGGTATTAATACAAACAGTAGTGCCCCAAGGTTTTGGAGGCTCTCTGGAAAAACTGTGAAACCCGCACTGCGCTCAGATCCGAATTAAGTAGGGGACGGGGCGTGCTAACGATACTAAACTCTTGCGGCTGCATAAATCTGCCTGAGTGAGGAATAAAGCGTAAGGGAATTACGGCAATACCATTGAGTCGCCCATGATTGGAAAAGGTGCTATTGAAGTCTTGAACTGAAAAATAGGGACATAGAAGCGGACAATGATTACGCACGCAGTTATTGCGTTCGTTGTATGTATATTTATATACATACGGGTGTATTTACTACATCCGTGTGCATATAAATATACATGCGTGTGTATACGTACATAATGATTTGGACTTTGCCCGAAAATGAAGCAAGCAACCTCTATCCTACCGTCTGTCGTCTAATAAACGGCATATACCCATTCATCGGATGGTTAGGTAGACATAGAGGCAATGCCAGATGATACTAGTCTGGTGAGCGATGAGCTCGAGTGGCGGTGAGCCACTAATCCTCTGTCGTGGATGGCCTGTTATGCAGCAGATCCATACGACAGCGTAGCCCAAGGTATTCTCACCTTGTGTTCCTCCTTTGCAGAAATGCAATGTTTGGGGCGGTTCCACCGAAGGGTGGAGCTGACGTAGCCAGCAGGCATACCGAGAAGCTGACCAATTAACCAAAAATTCAGCCTCTTCCAACTCTTCCTGCGCCCCGCAGGAAGAAATCCCCCGTCCCATTCGTGGAAGAACCGAATGGGAAAAAGCAAATCCTCTGACCCTTGTCGGAGGTAATCGAGCGTATAATATCATGTCCATTCTTGCTGGCGAACACTCTATTGGTGCTGGCATCTTGAGCTTCTGTACGACTTCTGACGCCAACAACCTTCGCCTCACGTGCAAGGAGTTGCACTATGAAGTCTCTGAGTTCCCTTGGAATGATATGAAGTCGTGCATCAAAGGCAACCTAGCCTTGTGGCGCATATGTTTCAAGAACGCCATCGGTATCAACCTGTCATTTAGACCGAATCTTACCGCGGATGCCTTTGTTTATCTCAAAGATATCCGTAATTTGGATCTGAGTGGCAGCAAGAACTTTCCTGAATCCTCCTTTGAGCACATCGACAAGATCCAGTCGCTCAATATCACAGGATGCAGGCAGATCACAGATGCAGCCTTTGCCCATTTCCAGGGTATACACACCCTCAAGATGACACACTGCAGGCAACGTACCATTACGGATGCTGCCTTTGTTCATCTCAAGGGTATCCACACCCTGGACATAGGATGCTGCGATCAAGACACCATTACCGATGCTGCGTTTGCTCATCTCAAGGGTATCCACACCCTGGTCATGCATAGCTGCAGGCAACATACCGTTACGGATGCTGCCTTTGCTCATCTGAAAGGTATTCGCACCCTAGATATGCGTCACTGCATTCAATTTACCGATGCCGCATTCATTCATCTCAAGAGGATCCACACCCTGGATATGAGCGGCTGCATACAAATTACGGATGCTGCCTTTGTTCATCTCAAGAGGATCCACACCCTGGATATGAGCGGCTGCGATAGAATTACGGATGCTGCCTTCCCTCATCTGAAGGGTATATACACCCTGAAGATGAGGCGATGCAATCAACCCACCATTACAGACACTGCCATTACTTATCTCAAAGGTATCCACACCTTGGATATGAACAGGTGTAATCAAGAGACCCTTACGGGTTCCACTCTTTACCACCTGTCTGGCATCACAAAACTCAATACCTACGACTGTCATATACGAATGATGATTGTTGCACAAGAGATGAGTAATGGAATCGCTCTGTTACAAATGTTGAACCTTGATCCATATCGATGAATTGCTTTTTAAATTATATATCCCTTTTAAGATGCCCGGTGGTCAGGAATGGGAAGAAAAGGTATTAGATGTGGATCCCGTAAAAATGCGGAAACTTCTCCTATCCCATGGATGTAAACGGGTCCATGCACCGCGGATGTTAAAACGAACCATGTTTTTTTTATGTAATGATACATTGAAGGGATTCGCCCGCGTTCGAGATGATGGAGATGGAGTGAGTATGACTTGTAAACGATTGGAAAAAAAGCAAAAATTATCCAGAAGAGTTTGAAGTACAAATTAAAGATTCGTTTGAAGTGGGAGCTGCGTTTATGGAATCCCTTGGACTTCCTGTAAAAGCCTATCATGAAACAATTCGTGAAAAATGGAGTCATCCTCTTGCCCACGAGATTGCCATTGATATTGTTCCTGGTATTCCCCCCTACATGGAATTAGACTGTGATACAGAAGAGAAATTGCACAAACTCAAAAAACTGTTTGATATAGATGAAACAAAGATTCGAACGGGATCCTATGGAAAACAATATGAAGAATATTATGGATTTCCGGAACGTCTTATCAATACAACGACTCCATATTTAACATTCAAAGACATTACCAAACAAATTAAACCCACCAAGAATCAAGATCTTTTGAAGAAGTTACAGGCTTCCTACACAGGTGATTTTGTAAATACATTATATGGATACAAGAAACGTCAAACCAAAAAAAATAAGCATAAATAGAGATGCCCGGTGGTCAGGAATGGGAAGAAAAGGTATTAGACGTGGATCCTGCTGCTATGCGAAAACTTCTCCTATCCCATGGATGCAAGCGAGTTCATGCTCCCAAGATGTTAAAACGAAATGTATATTTACTGTGCGATAAAACTGCAAATGGATTTGGACGCGTTCGCGATGATGGAAATGGAGTGAGTATGACCGTGAAATCCTATGAAAAAAGCAAAAATTATCCCGAAGAGTTTGAAGTACAAATTAAAGATTCCTTTGAAGTGGGGTCTGCCTTTATGGAATCCCTTGGACTTGCCAAAAAAGCATATCAAGAATCCATTCGTGAAAAATGGAGTCATCCCATGGCACATGAGATTGTGATTGATATTGTTCCAGGTCTTCCTCCCTATATGGAAGTTGATTGTGATACGGAAGAAAAGTTACATAAACTCAAAAAACTTTTCCAGATGGATGAAGCAAAGATTCGAACGGGAGCTTATGGTAAAACCTATGAAGAATATTATGGAATCCCTGAACGTGTGATTAATAAAGAAACACCTTTTTTGACCTTTAAAGACATTGCCAAACAAATTCATCCCACCAAGAATCAAGACCTCTTGAAGAAGTTGCAAGCTTCCTATAAAGGTGATTATGTAAATACATTGTACGGATATAAAAGTAATACCCGTAAAACCCGAAAAGCAAAGAAATAATTATATTCATCTGTTCAATCTTTAACACCCTTCCTAAATTCTTACATTCAATGTCTGCCTAAATATCTTCTTATATAAGTTAGTAATTTATGAAAGAATGATCCCCTTGAAAGCCCTTCTCTTCTGCATTTTTCTTATCCTTCTTGCTGGCGGTCTTCTTGGTGCTGGATTTGTCACGGATGAAATGAAGTATATCTACAGTTGCATTGGGATTGTAGGTGCAATGTTTGTATATACAATTATCTATTGCACATATAAACAGAGTATCCGAAAAGAACCTCCTACGATTACAACTGAACAACCGATTGTACATGGAATGAAAAAAAATAAGAGTGATACCGATCTAGAGCTTATGAGCCATGTCTAAGCAATGGATCACACCTTTCTTGAAACATTAAATCAAGTC